CGCCGCTGTAGAAGCCGCTGTCGAGTCCTCCGTCTCCGCTTCCGTCGAGGCCGCTAAGATTGCCGCCTCCGTCGGCGTTGCCCCTGTGGAGTCCGCTCCCGATGCCGAGCCCAAGGGCAGCATCCTTGAGCAGTACATGGCCCTCTCCGGCTCTGACCGCTCCAAGTTCTTCGACGCGAACGCCGTGGCCATCCGTGCCGCCCTTCGCAAGTAATTCACCTTTCTCCCTAACTATCCTATAATCCAACATGGCTAACTCCATCCAAGCCGCACCCGCTGTCCTCGCTGACGGCGTGATCGCGTCCCTCCGCAACAAGCTCCCCATGCTTAACAGCATGAGCCGCGTGTTCACCTCCACCCCCTCGGCCTCCGGCAAGACCATTCAGGTTCCCCTGATCGGCTCCTCCACCGCCACCGAGTTCGGTGCCTCCGGCTATCTCACCCAGGACGACGCTACGGTCACCAAGAGCGACGTCACCCTCAAGCACTTCAAGGTGTCGACCCGCGTTGACCCCCTGAACCTCAAGGAGTACGGCCCGTCCTTCTTCATCGACAACTTCACTGTCACCGCCGCCAACGCCCTTGCCCAGAAGTGCATGGACGAAATCCGCGCTATCATCACTGTCTCGAACTACTCGCAGGATGTCGTCTCTGGTGCCGCTCTGACCTACGCTGAAGTCCTCAGCGCTAAGAAGACCCTCGATGACGGCCAGGCTCCCGAGCCCCGCGTCCTTGTCCTCAACAACAAGTACACCCAGGATCTCCTCGGTGACTCGACCATCGTCGCTGCTAACAGCTTCGGTGCTCAGGTCATCCAGTCCGGCCGCGTCGGTACCCTCGCTGGTGCCGAAGTGTTCCAGTTCTCGAACCTCACCTCGACTGAAGACCTCGGTGGCTTCATGGCCTCGGCTGACGCGATCGCTGTCGCCGCTGCCCTCCCTTACACCGAAATTCCCGGCTGGGAAGTGGCCAACGCCATCGACCCCATGACTGGTCTCGGTGTGCAGGTCATCATCGGCCAGGAGCAGTCCGGCTACATGAACGTCACCGCGACTCTGCTCTTCGGTGCCGCCAAGGGCCGCGCTACCTCGCTGGTTCGCTTCGAGACCACTGTCTAATCCTCTCAGAGGTCTTAATTGGGGCTCCCTACGGGGAGCCTCTTTTTTTGACCCGTAGGCAACTATAGAGACCGACCACCATGATTCAATCTGAGCTCATCGCAGACGCTAAAGACATCGTCGGTCAGATGGCCGACCTCGCCCAGACCTGGACTGCCGAGGCTGGCACGCCATCCTTTCAAGTCCTTATGGGGATGCCGCAGGTGACGGCTGACCTGCAAGCCGGCGGGTTTATGGAGCGAGTCAACCACGAGGTACGCATCGTCGCTGAGACCGCCCAGTGGACTACGGCCTACGGCACGGCCTGCGCCGCTGCCCTGTCCTCTGGCTCCCCTGTTGCCTCGCTAGCCATCGGCAAGACACTGATCGCCACGGAGCAAGGCTCCCGCAAGTACCGCATCGAAGGCTCAACCTACAAGCCCGGGTCGGCCTGGGTGATTCTGCAAGTGCGGGCACAAGAAGAGCGATGATTCGCGTCCGCCCGCAGACCGCTGGCAAGTTCTCTGCCCGAGCCTTGAGCATGGACCTCAAGGAGTTCGCCCAGGGGTGCGGTCAGCTGCTGGAAAGTATCCTCAAGGAGGAAGCCTGCATGACTGCGAGGATGGCAATGAAGTTCGCCCCTCCGATGTCGGCCCCCCCCAAGAACGGCCGGAGCGACGACGGCACATTTAAAGCAGGAGGCGGGTCTGGCGGTGACGGAGATTTGCCCGACTCCGTAAAATGGGGCAACGTGGCTGTGCAGACCTCTATCAACGCGACAGTGATGAAGGTGGACGAGTCCCTAATGGCTTCCACTTCCGATTTCTCAAACGTCAACGACTACATCAAGTGGCGTCAGGCCAACGGCCCCGAGACGGCAAGGACGCTTTGGCTGGCAGCCATCATGCGCGGTGAAGACTATCAAGAGCAGTACACCCGCCTAAAGGCCATCTTTCAGAAGCGAAACTCTGTGCACCGACCGCTCGATAGTGGCGGCCTCGCCTCCTGGCATAAAAAGATAAAGCGTACCTACGGCCACAAGTTTTACTACAGAAAGTCCTTTTATTCATGGGGAGCCCATGCCGAGAACCAGCGGTTCTCCGACGAGGCTAGCATCCGTTCTTATGTCGGCGAGGCAGTGCAGAAGGTCGGCTGGACTAAGTCCGGCTGGGTGCAGTGCATTAAACAGATCGGCCCCGTTAAGATGACATCAAAGAAGTATCCTATGGGTAAGGAGAAGGTCTTTGGTCTAAAGGGTCTTCCCAAGTACATCACCCGCCACACTGGGTACGGCAAGATTCAGATGAACGTCCCCAGCGCCGTAGACGCCAACGCCACTTCCGCAGAGTACCGCATTAGCATTTATAACATGGTAGCCAACGCGGGTAACAACGCCTACAAGGCCAAGGTCTTTCAAAACGTGCTCAGTGCCCGCCGCTTCGTCCGTGAAAAGAAGGTAGCCAAGTACGCACAACTCTTTGACAGGGCCGCCTCCAAGTTTAACTCTGCATCCTAACTCACCAATTTTATGGGAACCAAATCAGTACCAGAAATCGTGGAGTCGGCCATCGCCGCCTTCCTCACCGCGCAGACTGGCCTTAGCGGGGTCAACGTCTACAAGGGCATTGCCAACGCCAACACGACCCTCCCCCTGATCGTGGTGTCTTGCGGCTCAGTGGCCCCCGCCCCCGACATCCCTGGCGACTTCGGCAACTACGAGTGCTCTGTGTCGATTCAGCTCTTTACCTCGGCCGACGCTTCCAACGCCCTTACTAATCACCGAGACCGCTCGGCGGTCATTCAAGGGGCTATGCAGCAGGAACTCGGGGTTTTAAAGACGGCCTTCACCACGCAGGGGGATGCAACCTGTTACGATGCTGACTATCAGTCCCAAGACAGCGGGCAGGGGGATAGGGCACTTGAGACTACCCTCAACTACAAGGTGACCATTGTCCTTCCCGCTTGACCGCAGGGACAACTGTAGAGAACAACTATGCCCGCCGTTTCCAAAGGTACAGCTCACGTCTACGGCATCACCGGGACTGTCTCAAACATCACTGTTCAGTCTTACACTGTTTCCCGCTCCTTTGAGTTAGACGACAAGGTGGCCGGCGAGCATGGCCGCACCATCACCCACCGCGTCGATGGCCGCACCAACGAGATCAGCATTGAGGGCGTCCTACAGTCGTCATCCTTCTCGGTAGGCATCGGCGACCGCCTCCAGTTCACCGGCAACGAAATCACCTTCGACGGCCTCGTGACCAGAGTCGAGGACCGCGGGCAGGCTAAGGGTTTCTCGCTCATCAGCATCTCGGCGGTCTCCTACGAGGACATCACCTACTCATAATCTGCAATTTTAAAGCAGACAGAGACCAGCCCCGCAAGTCGGGGCTTCTTTGTGCCCTGCCCTAGAAAGTGCCATTAGACCCCTCTGGCTTGCCTTCTAAGGGGGGTATCCCCCACAGTCCTAGTCCTACTATGGACAAACGCTTTTTAAGGGCATTTCTGACCCCTTCCCGCACGCGGCTCCTAGGTCGGCTTATGTACCCCTGGTGCCTCAAGCACCGACTCTGGCTTACGGCCATCGGCAACCCAATAATCATAGGCGGCAATGTGGCCCCCGTAGATTGCCTTATTTTTGCAAAGATTTGTGCCGAGGAATCATTGGACAAGCCCCCGGGCATCCTGGACCGATACCGAGCCCGCAAGATGGAGGCCCAGCCGATTCACTTGGACGCCTGCATTGAGGCTATCCGAAAGCACATAGGGTCGGAGGCTTGGCCGAAATACTGGGACAGTCCAAGCACAGAGGGAGGCGAACCTAGGCACAACGGAATACCATGGCCGCTTGGCATCGTCGCCAACCTAGTCAGAAACGGACTTACGCTTGAGGATGCCCTACACCTCCCCGAGGCGCAGGCCGCATGGCTCTCGACGGCTATGGCGATCCAGAAGGGTGCTAAGTTAGAAGTCCTGACCACGGACGACGAGGCCCTACTTGACACCCTTTCAACTGTAGAGAGACCCAAATGAGCCGTTCCCTGCAGTTCGACATCGTCGCAAACGACAAGGCCACAGGCAAAATTAACGCCGTGGAAGGTGCTGTAGGAAACTTCGGCAAGAAGCTCGGCGGTATGGTCACCGGCTTTTTCGCTTTGGAGAAAGTGGCAAGCATGGTCTCAGCTCAGATCATGAAGGCGTTTGAATGGGGCTCAGGGCTCAAGGACGCGGCTACAGCCATTGGCCTTACTGCAGAGGAGTTCCAAAGATTGGAGCACGCCGCCCGTCAATCCGGGGTTCAGGTCGAGGTCATGCAGAAGGCGTTTGGCGATATGAGAAAGACCATTCGGGACGCTGGATCGGGAGACGCTAAGGCCATCGCATTTATTAGTGCTCTAGGATATTCCCAAGAAGAGGCGGCCGCTGGAGCCATCGACCATCAACAGGCATTCATTCGGCTTGCGGAGGCGATTTCGTCAGCAAAGACGGAGCAAGATAAGTTCAACATCTTGTCTTCTATCTTCGGCAACGAGACTGCCCAGAAACTCCTGCCAGTCATGAACGATTTTGTTAAATTGAAAAAGGATATGGCCTCGGCTCCATTTTTGACCGATGAGGAGGCCGCAAGATTGGATCGTGCCGCAGATGCAATGGGCAGATTGAGTCGCTTTTACGACGTCCTAACCGCTCGCGCATTGCTCGTGGCTGGCAATCCGCTAGTCATGAAAGCTCTTTTTGGCGGTTCAATTTTCGCACAGGCTGGCGGGATTGCCGTAGGCGCAGTCCTCGCAGAACCTAAAGCCAGCGGAGCACCCACTGTCACCGAGCAGGGTCGCACTATGGCAGATGCCCTCGCGGAGGCGGCAAAGAAGGCGAATGATAAGGCATCCGCAGGAGCCTCGCTAGCCAGCGGACTTCCAACCATGGCGGCAATCGGCGGTGCAGCTGGATTCCGAGGAGGCGCAGGCGGTGTCGAGCGCACGCAAGCAATACTTGAACGCATCGAGGAAAACACCCGCCAACCACTTCCCGTTCCAGCCAACGGGTCTACCAACTTTACCAACACCGCCGATAAGCCCCAAATGGGCAGCACAAACATCACTACTGTACCTTCGTCCGCTGGTGGCTCTTCTTTCTTAAACTCAGCCGGCCGGTTCGCCGCCAAAGTGCTTGCTCGCTAATTTCTTACCATGGCTCGCGTCTCCAAAGGCAACACACTAAACAGTCTAGCCCTCCAGCCTGGCTGGACTATCGAGGAAGACGGCTTTGGCCTAATGACCTCACGGCTGACCTTTGTCATCGGCCACGGCTCAGGCGATGGCCAGTCTCCGCTAATTTTAAGCGACGCCCCTAAGCGCGGCGACTCGCATCCCAAGGATAGTCGTCTGCAATGCCACCGATCCACGGCGACCCTAGGAGCCAACGGCCTTGCGGTTATCGTCTCAGAGTACCTCGGCATTGCATCCGGCAACATGACTTCACCCGAAGTCTCGGGCCGCGGCAACATGAGCACGGAGCCAATCGCCTCTCATCCAGACTTTGAGAGCACCATAGCCGGCACGCAAGCAAGCCCCAAGAACGGAGCGATATTTAATACCACAGACGGAACCTTTAAGGCTTTTGGTCCTGTAAGCCCTCCGGCGTCCGCAGGAGTGAACAAGCTCGGGGTACGCTCTTACCTCAACCCGGGCTTTGGAGTCAGCGGACATTTTTACACCTCAGACCTCGCAATCGCTCGCAAAATCAAGGACGCCCTTGGCAGCTCAAGCGGCTCTGGAAAGTTTGCCAACATACAGCTGCTGGGCGGCCTAGGCAGCATCAACTCTCAAACGAGCGATTCTTGGTACGGCTCCTGGACGACTGCCGATGAAGTGCCGCAGTTGCTCCTGACAGGTATGGCCGTGGACTTCTTTGGTAATCTCATTAAGTTGTCCTACGACATCACCTATGCCCGCTGGGGCTGGGATACGGAAATCTATCAACAGGACCTTAGTGGGGTAGGGGGCTAAGTTATGCCTAGGTTCCCGAACAGCGGCTATTCGGCTAACCAGTCACCCGGGGTCTTTTTGCGGGCGCAGGGCTCCCACAGCCCAATGATTGAGCCGGAGATATTTCTCCCCGAGGACACATCGCACCCCTTTCTTGTCATCCTGCTCAAGGTCTCCAACGTCTGGCACTTTCAGGTCGTCCCTGGCACCATCAACAGCCTCGTGCCCACGCTAGACGGCACGGCACTCGACTCAACCCCAGCCCCAACAAAGTCCTTGGGCGGTGCTCCTGGCTACGTCTACATTGAGTGTAAGTACACCTCCGGCCAGTCCTTCCCGGTCCCCGCGGATCTCAAAGTTATGTACGATACTACCGTCCCTACCGACACCGACACGATGGCGTACATCAACCTTGCTTACATAGATTTCAGCGGCACCAACCCGAAGAAGACTTCACAGAATGTGTTAACCTCGCTATATGGGGAGCGCCTGAAGTGCGGTACCAATCCTGCTGAGTACTTCTTTACCCGCTCTTAATGGCTATAACTACCGCCAACCCATTTGTGCGGCGCGGGGCCTTGGCTTTGGTCAACCTTCAAAACACCCCAATGTCTCCGACAGGAGGCTCTGCGGTTGACCATTACACCGACCCGCAACTTCCAGACGGTCACGTCATTGCTGGAAACACTCGCGACTTATTCCCAGCCTGGCCTAGTAGCCATGTAGCCAAAATAAAGAAAGTTGGAGGCGACGCACTAAAGAACCTACTGCGGCTGAGGTGCCGCTCGTCCACAATCGCAGGAGGTGGCGATGCCATGCAGATGGTTGACCCTAGCTCGTCTGGTTTAAACTATGTACTGAGTGTAGGCCTTCAGTCTATGGTTAACCAATCGGCAGTCTGGTCGCTTGGTGACGATAAGTTATACGCTAGCCTGACTACCAAACATAATCTTTACCAAGGCCTAGATATAAACGGAGACCCGCAATGGGATGTGCTAACGGAAGTTTGGAGCATTGATTCTGATGGCAATCTTTACCAGGTTAGCAGCTCGGTTGTTAACCTATCACCAACAGAAGACACTTTTCCAAACGCCTTCTTGGGCAACGGTACGACCTTTGCCGGCGAGGACTACAACGCCCTAGGCATTACAGTGTACGCCCAGTTTTCTGTTGAGACAGATTACTCCGACTGGATTGATAACTATTCAAACGACTGGACTGAAGACACCTATTCCCAAGCAGAAGAAGTGTTCCGATCTGGCAGGCTGCCAACACAAGACCCGCACGGCCTAGCGCAGTCGTATGTTACTACTGATCTATTTATTGGCCTACACGACCGCATTGTCGCCGAGGTAGTCAATCCATCCACTAGCCTAATCCGCAACGGACTCTTTACCTACAAGCTGGCAAACTCTGCCGATGCGACCGTCTTTATTCAGCGCGACCTAGTTAAGGCTCGATGGCTATTTACTCCGACTGGTTGCTCCCCCTGCCCTTTCGCAGGGAAGGAGGTCGAGGTTAAGGTCCGCTTCAAGCAGGCGACCGTGACGCGGACACTTGCCCCGGCTTCCACATACACACTCGATCTAAGCATTGGCTCCTGGTCGAGCCACTCCGAACAGACCTTTACCCTAACACTTCCCGACTCAATGACGGAGCAGACCCTGGACTCCGAGTTCGACTTCCCATCGGTGGCCGGGAGTGTCGTAGCCATCGACGACATTGAGATAGTATCGGTCGGCGACCCTTGACCGCCTTTCAACTGTAGAGAAGACACATGGCCCTGCTGACCACCCAAAAACTGTTTATAGACGTTGACTCGGGCAACGCCTACCGAGGCTGGAACGATTTTTCGTCCGTCCCCACGCCAGTCTTCTACGAGGACGACACGGCCCAGCTAGAACTCTACCTTATCCGACGCACGACCTCGGCCGCCTTCCCGATGGAGTCGGTAGCCTTCCCTACCTCCACGATCGCCGTTGGCGTGGGCACCCCTGGAGCCGCCGCCGCCGCCTCGGGCACGAGCTGGGCCGCTATCTCGACCCCTGCCGCCACCTTCTCCTCCCCGACGCTGACTGTCCCCGATTCGGCCATTGGCGGTTCTTACACGCTGACAATCAGCAACACCTCACCCGCCCTGTCAGAGGTCACCACCCCGCTCACGCCCAGTGCCTCCTCTGGGGACATTAAGGCCGCTATCCTAGCAGCCATTGCCAAGGACACCGACTGGAGCCTGCCCGATGTGAGCGTCGTGCAGACCGGATCCGGTAAGTTCAGCATCATCGCCAAGGCCAAGGAGACGACCACTGTCTACACCCTAACAGTCGCGGTCACCTCCTCACTGATCGGCGCCGCCGGCTACATTGGCTCTCTGGCCTTCACCGCGGCCGCCGTTGACACCCTGCTAGGTAGCGCCACCCAAGTGACCTCGACACTCGAAGTGCAATGCACGGACACCACCCCAGTCCAGACCTACCTCCAGGTGCCTTGCATCGTCCGCAAGGTCGTTGACGCCGCAGTCTAATCTCTCGCCATGTCCTCCTTCAACTTCAAGCGCGGCGGTACCTTCTCGGGTACTGTGACCTATGTCCCCCCGACTGGCGGTCTGGCTAACCTCACCGGGACGACGATCACGTCCGATGTCCTCGACTCCGCTGGGGTGGTTCACCCGCTGACCCTTTCCTTGAATAACACTGGGCTCATCATCACCTTCACCGATTCGGCAACGGACAGCGCCGACTACGCCACCGGCCCCGCCAAGTGGGACATCCGCGTCCAACTCAATACTGGCGTGGTCATCTATTCCTCGACAGTAACCTTCACAGTCCTCCCGCAAATCACTGTTAACTAACCCGATGTCCCTATCTATCGTAGTCAACGGCGGCGGGACATTTACCGCGTCAATGGAAGAGGGCCCCGTGTCCTTCACGGCTAGCCTTGCGGCTGTCGGCCCGAAGGGTGACACTGGCCCTGGCGTTGCAGTGGGCGGCACGACTGGGCAGGTGCTAGCCAAGGCGAGCGCGACAAACTACGACACGCAGTGGGTCGCACGTAATCCTTTTAACCAGGACTTAAATACTACGGATACGGTCAACTTTGGAGAGGTTCGCATCCCATCGCCCGATAATCATGCCAAGTTAACCAACTTAATGTGGAGGCCGTTCAGCAACGCCTACGGAGACAACGGCGTAGAATACCTAGGCGACAAAGTCGTCTTCGCAGACGATACAGAACAAACCACCGCCCTCCCCTCGGGCACCGCTGACGGCTATATCGTCGCATGGAACGCGGACACCTCGGCCTACGACTCCGTCCCGAACGACGCACGGACACTCTTCCTTAACGGAACGAATAAGACCGGGACTACGATCGCCAAGGGCAAAGCCGTTTACATCAGCGGAGCAACTGGGAACCACCCCGAGATCACCCTCGCCATTGCCACCTCCGAGGCGAGCTCTAGCAAGACAGTCGGCATCACCTCCGCGGCTATCGCTAACAACGCCACAGGCCGGGTCATCGTCGCTGGCCTCCTTGAGAATGTAGACACCTCGGCCTTTACGGCTGGCAATGTCCTTTACCTTTCATCCTCCTCGGCTGGCGGCTTCCAGACCACCCTCCCCACGCAACCCAATCACGGAGTCCTCCTGGGGTATGTCGTCCGCTCTAACGCAAATAACGGAGTCATCGAAGTCCGCGTCGATAACTACCAAGAGCTCGGCGAGCAGTCGGATGTCCTGCTAACGAGCAAGACGAACCTCGACCTCCTCTCCTACGAGACCTCCTCTGGCCTCTGGAAAAATAAGTCCTTCTCGACCCTAGGTCTGCTAACCTCGGCCACGGCGGCATCAACCTATCTCACGATTAGCACGGCGGCCTCGACCTATTCCCCGATCGCCAGCCCGACCTTTACCGGGACTGTCACGATCCCCGCTGGGGCGAGCATCTCGGGCTTCGCACCTCTGGCCTCCCCTGCCCTGACTGGCACGCCGACCGCCCCTACCGCTGCGGCCACGACCAACACGACCCAGATCGCGACCACCGCTTTCGTCCAGCAGGAAGTCCCCGCCGCCTCGACGACCGTGGCTGGCAAGGTGGAGTTGGCGACCGAGGCCGAGGCCGCAACAGGAACCTCCACGACCCTCGCGGTCACTCCCTCCGGACTGGCTGGGGTGGTCGACGCCCAGCGCGTCAACATCCAGACCTTCGGCTCTTCCACCACCAGCGGCACATTTACCTGGAATAAACCCGCTGGGGCAAAGTTGGTTCAAGTTCGTATGATTGGTGCGGGCGGTGGTGGTGCATCGGGTCGTTGCAATCCTACCACATCAAACCGTATCGGAGGAGGAGGAGGAGGCGGAGGCGCATCTTCTCTTTTCATCATCCCTGCTTCTGAACTTGGAAGCACAGTCGAAGTTATTGTTGGGGCTGGCGGTGCTGGCGGTGCTGGCGGCTCCACGACTGGCAGCGGAAGCAACGCAGGGGCTGCTGGCGGCTCCACGCAGTTTGGTGCTTATCGTGTCTTTAACGGCACAGGCGGCACAGGTGCTGGAACAACCACGGCAGGGTCGGGATTTACTGGCATTGCCTTCAACATCGTAACCACAACCGCGGCAACAGCTGGCGGTGCTGGCGGGGGAACCGGAGCGGGTGCCAGCGCAACAGGCCACACCAGCGGACAGTTCACCCCAACTGGCGGAGGCGGCGGGGCCGCACAAGTCGCAAATGTCACGACTACCACCTCCGGCGGAAACGGCGGTTCCCGCACCAACGGCACGGTTCCTTCCGCTTATCTCAACACCCTGGCAGGCGGAGCTGGCGGCACCACTGGGAACGGCACCAATGGAACCGACCAAGATGTCCCTCTTGCTGCTGGCACAGGCGGAGGCGGTGGTGCCTACGTCACGGCACAGGCCACAGGCATCGGTGGCAACGGAGGCTGGCCCGGTGGCGGCGGCGGCGGGGGCGCAGCTTCCGACACAGGTTTTCTTTCCGGGGCTGGCGGCAACGGCGCAAACGGAATGGTCACCGTCATAACCTACTTCTGATCCATGGAACCCGAAACCATCACAGGCCCCGACGGCCGCAAGTGGACACGCTCCGAGGACGGCCGCGAGCTCGTCTGCGAAGACGGAGGCAAGGTCATCGGCATCCCCGAGATGCCCACCGAGTATCTTCTGTCTCTGGCCTATCTAACCGAGTAACCAAAATACGACCCACCGTAAAACGGTCTTAACCAAACCCGCCTTTAAATCAGCCAGCCCGAGACTCTAAATCAGCCAACCCTTCCCCATGCTCTACCTCTCCATCCTCGTCGCCGTCGCCATCGCCGCTTTCTTTGCCGGCGCCCATAACGCCAAGCGCGCCGCCTCTCTCAAGGACGCCGCTAAGGACGCCGCTAAGGCTCTCAAGAAGTAAGGCCGACGATGCGACCCGCGGCCCTCATCATCCTCGCCGCGTTCCTCTCGGGCTGCTCCTGGTTCTCACGATCCAAGGCTCCGAGCCCCGAGTCAGTCCTCTCCGCTCTGACTCCCCCGCCTGCCGACGCGAGCATCCCTGCTCCGGCATTTGAAGGCTGGCCGACCATCCCGCCCATCTCTTCGGCAACCTCCTTCCTCGAGGCCGCTAGCCGCGCAAAGACCGAAGCCGAGTTCGCCCGATCCGTCGAGCTCGCCCGAGAGGCCGCCCGCCTAGCCAAGTCCGAACGAGATGCCGCAGCCAACCGAGCCCGCCTAGCCGCCTCCGTCTCTGAGGTCACCCGCCTAGCCTCTTGGGCTATGGGCTTAGGGTTCGCCATCTTCCTCGGTTCCTCTGTACCTTTCCTAGCCCCTTGGCTCGGCTCGCTCCGCAAAGCCGCCGGGCTGACTGTCGCCCTAGGTGCCGCCGTGGCTACCCTAGCCCCTTGGCTCGCTGACTTCCTAGGGCACGAGAAGGTACTCCTGGCTGGCTATGCTGCCTTCGCCATCCTCGCCCTAGCCGCCTCCGTCGCAGCAGGCTGGTACATCGTTGACGCAGTCCGAGACGCCACCCGCAAATCCCGCTGACATGGCACGCCCCCGCATCACCTATCGCAAACTCGGCAAGAAGCCCCCGAGTCACGCCCGCAAGAATGGGACGCACTTCGGGGAGTGGAGGGGCAACCTTAACTTTAAGCCCTCCGGCGGTGAGATCATCCTCGACCCTCGCCAACCCGAGGACGAACTTCTCGACACTGTCATTCACGAGTTACTCCACGACGCGTGC